CCGTTTACAAACCCGTCCGGCTTGCATAACTCTTCAAAAATCCACGCTTCAAGAGTTTCTGCGAGTTGCATTGCGCGTCGGCATTGTCATGGCACCAGCAGCTTCCTTGCGCGGCGAACACATCACACCACCGTGCTTGAAAAATCCCATTTTTTTGACAGTCCCCGGAGATTCTTTTTTCAGTTTACGGAGACCTTCGCCTTTTGATCCCTGTGGAATTGGCTTCATTTCTTTTTCCTTCTCACGGCTTTCACACGCCGGGGCTTGCCGGCTGGTTGACCCAAACGCTTCTTCTGACTAATCCTGCTGCGCTTTTCAGCGGCTGTCATTTCGGACCCTGTCTTGGGGGTTTTAGACGAAACCCTTTTAGAGGGGCGACAATATGGAGTACCCCGTTTTTCACCCTTGCGACGCCCACACGGCTTACCAGTTCTCTGGTCCGTCCACTTTTCCTTGAACCATCTTTTGAGCGCAAGACCACTTTTTGTTTTTCTAACTGCCATTAAAACTTACCCTGATGGTGAGCCAACAATACTATAAAGGAAACAACTATCGCCAAAAACAGAATCGAAAATCCCACGATAAGGCTCACGTCGATAATTTTTTTTCGTCTCCGAATGGCGGCATGTTCTGCCTCTCTTCTAGCAATCCTCGCCTTCGCCTGAAATCTTTGCCAGTCTCCCCACAAACCCGGACGACCAGCATAAATCATAATCTGTTTCAGTTGCTCTTCCTGATCCTTGATTTTCTCCAGAGCCATGAATTCTTCGAGATCCGAACCACCACCCTTTTTAGCAGCCTTGGCTTGTAGCTTTTCTTTGGCTCCTACAAACTCGGCGATGGCGCTACCCGCAGCAGCTATTTCTTTACCATTCGACACAGCTTGCTTAATTACTGCAAAAGCTGCATTCGCTGCGGCCAGTTCGGCTAACATTAGTACACCTTTGTATCCTTATCGATGAGTTTGGGTAAGCAGTATGCTGTGATCAGGTTACCCTGTTTGTGAAGAACCTTGGCAAAGTAGGTGCATTCATTCACATCACGGAAGTACATATCCTTACTTACTACTCGTTTGTCCTCTCCTATACCGACATATACCATCAACAAAAAAGCGTGGATCAAGACTGTGTGACTGCACCCTTGGTTCGTTTACGACGACCATTCATAATGGCGCCGCAACCACGAGCTACCGCAGTTCCCTTTACAGCTTTTCCTCGAAAAGCTCTTTTTGGTCGTTGATCCTCGATCCCCCCTGTTGCTCTCTTCTTTTTCTTTTTCTTGCCTCCAGTGCCATAATTTGCGGCGCCGACTTTTCTACACTTGGCGATGGCGCCACTAGCATACGCCGACGGGAAGACTCGATATCGCGCCTTAACTTTATGATAGCATGCATCTTTAGGCATTCCTTCGTTTCCTTTTACCGGCGCAATGCGCTTTCTCGCTGGAACCACGAGGGCGCTTGCAGTTCACTTTTGATTTGCGGGTCTTGCTCCACTTTCGTTTCTGCGGAGGCTTGGAAACCTGCTGCCGCATCGAACCTCGCGAGATTGCCATTTGCTTTCCTTTGAATGAAGTCTTCCCACAGTGGCGTCAGCATAGCGTGATTCGACTCAACCTTCGTAGCGATCACAGCCGTGCGTTTATCAACCTCAATCAGTGTGCTGAGGATCCAAACCACAAGAGAAAGAGCCACGCCGCCAGCAGTATAAATAACGGTTTTCGCCAGCGTTTTTTCATCTAGCATTTCCACCTCCGCCGTGCCTGACGTAGCCGGCTGTTCGGATTCTTCGCAGCCTTGGGGAACTTTTTCATTTGACCAGCAGATCTGGCGCAGAACGACTTGCGCCGCTTCGCATCCTTACTGCCCTTCTTGACCTTGCCCGTAACTGCCGTTTTTAACTTGCTGCCAGGGTTAGCACGTCGATACGCCTTGACTCCAGCTTCGGTCATTCCCGCCCCAGACTTTGTGGGGCGGAAATTCTTTTTGTTTCTCGGCGGCATCTTTGACTTTTTGCGCGCCATAACGACTACCCAAAGAACGCAGTAATTGAGTCCACGGCTGTAAGAGTGACGTGACAGCCATCTTCAAAAATAATTCCATGCTCTGGAATTGTAATCTGCGTGTCGTCGCCAGCTACAAAAGTCATAGTCAGCAAAGTCGTACCGGATCCACCGCCGCTTCGAAAGACAGCAGCGGGACTCCCGCTGCCAGCACTTCGAATAACAAACGACTTGAGGCGAGTCCTGCCGCCAAGCAAGCTGCCTGTAGAAGTCGCCGTTTTAGCAATAATGGAACTTGCCATTTCAAACTTCCTTACTAGGCTTCGTAGCCCATCATCTCGATAAAGAGTTTTCCAGCAGAGTAGTCCGCGTCTGTCGCCGCACCTGTTGTTAGAAACAAGAACTGATCAGCGGCAGGAACAGCAGAGAAATAAACCTTGCTCCCGAGAGTTGCGTCACCCGCGTTAACAAGAAGTGTTTCTGTCAAATCGCCGATTGCCCCGTCCTCAACACCTGTACCCTCTGTGGCAGAGTGGATATTGATGTCTGGATCGCCACCAGCAGGTGCCTCGAAGCACTCCATGCTACCTGTCAGGATTGTACCGTTTTTAGCAGCAGTGATCTGACCAATGTGACAAACAAGTGCTGTACCGTTAACCCCGATGATATCACCAGAGCCGGTCGAGCGCAGACCTGTAAGGTCGATAAGAATACGAGTGGTGATGATGCCGCCCAAACGCTGTACGGAACTGCGGTAGACAGTGCCAGAGCCGGTTGTGATACCAGTGCCAGCCTCTACAGCCATTGTGTTTGCATCAAAGGAAGACACACCAGTAGAACTGATGCTTGAAAGAGTGGTGAATGCTCCAGTAGTCGAGTTCTCACTCACGGAGGTGAAGCCGCCTTTTGAACGAACCGCACCCGAAAAAGTAGTGTTAGCCATAAGGTACTCCTGTCTTGGCTAGTGTCAGACCTCCTATAGGTCTGTCAGGGACAAGAGCATAGTACCTTAAAAAAAAGGGGGCCGCAATCGCGGCCCCCAGTCGGGGAGGAATTTTCCCCTTCGTTACGCTCCGGGCGAACCGAATACGCAACGCGGGTCTGAAAAGCCGAACGAGTAACGCTCACGAGCCTTGAACCGCATGTTACCGGTGTCGAAATCCGGATCCATGTTGGTTGCCAGAGGCATACGCTCGAAGTGCTTGAGGCCGTTCGGGGCGTCCGTCTTGATGAAGAACGCATCCGTGTCGGTCAGGTAGTCATTGACCACGTAACCTTCCGGCAGCATGCCCATGCTCTTCAGAGCATTGACATCGTTGTCGGCGGTTCCAACACGAAGGTTCGATACAAGGAGACGCTCGGCAATGAACTGAAGCTGACGCGGAATGATCAACTTCACACCGCGCAGTGCGATGACCAGACCACGCTCATCGACGAAGCCGGCGATGTTGATCAGTGCATCCTCTAGCGAGGTTTCGTTCAGGTCTGCCGCAGTGGACGGCTCGTTGGCGAAAGTGCCACCGCTGGTGAGCGGGTGCGAAGCATCACAGAGTGCTACACCATCGCCGCCGGCAGTTGCGCCTGCGGTGAAAGCGTTGTTAAGGACGGAAGCGGCCTTAACTTGCTTGGTGTGTGCCATCGAACGAGCGAGGGCACGGGTGTAGCGGGATGCCAGACGGTCGTAGAGGTTGTCCTCAACAGCTTCCTCGGTGATCGAGAAACCCATTGCGACGGTCTCGTGGGTATACCGTGCAGTATACGCCTCGTTTGCGTCATCGAACGAGATTCCAGCGCCTTCGTTTTTAACGGGTGCGGCACCAAAACCTGACAGCATAACCTCTTCTTCGAATGCTCTATCCGAGCCTTCGGTGTCGAAGATTTCAGCATGCTGACCCTCGTAGCGACCATATTCCATGCCAAAAAGGGCGTTGAGGCCAGGCTCAAGCTCTTTGGCGAGTTGTGCGCGAGAAATAGCCATAACTCACTACCCTCCTTACGAGATTGTGCCTTCAGCAGATCCGCCAGTGGCAGGTGCTGTAAGGGCATGGTTGTTGATCATCACAATCAGAGGAATACCGACAGCAGTAAAGTCAGCGTTTTCTGGATCATCCATGATGCCTACAATCTTCAGCGGGTGCGAAAGATCAGAAGCATCTACGGTCGATACGTCAAGCTGTGCTGTTGAAATACCAGTGGTTGTATTACCATTTGCTGCGCCTTTATTAGACTCAGCCGAGAACTCTGCGTTCTCGAAAATGGTGGTGATTGCGGTCGCTTTGTCGGTAAGAGTAGCGTCCGAACAGACAATGAACCGCTGCATCGGATTGTCGTACACATTCGCAATGATGTCGAAATCTGTGTTCGCACTGCCCGATCCAGGCCAAGTGTTCGAAAACTTCTTCTTACCGGTGGTCGCGTCTACGTACTCACAGCCAGCGAACACGCCGATAAATTTCAAAGTATCACCGGAAGCAGAACTGGAGACAGCAATGGTGCCGTCGTTAGTTGCGATAACCGGAGAACCTTGAAAAATCGCGCCTGCATCTGACTTAATGTGATACGCATTAGTACCGGAAGTAGCTGGTGTGCTACCTGCGGTATTAATCGGCTTCATGCCGAAGGCAACATTTGAGTTTGCCATTGCTCTACCTCATCAGTTATTCGGAGGATTTGCCTCCGAAGGTTACACGACTTTGCCTATCGTTGTGGATAGGCATCGAGGGATGTTGTTCCCTCATAAGGTTTTCGTCAACGGAACGCATCTGATTGCGGGTCTGATCCCGATAATATTCAGTTCTCTCTTCGACCGTTTCCTCTGGAATCCGGCACAGCATCAAGCCGCCTACGCCGATAACTCCAGTATTCTTACCCTCTTCGATCACTGGATAGCGATCTGCAAGCTCGGGGTACTCGTCAGCACGTACCGGTTCCCACCCCTCGCGGAGCTTCGAGTGTACGTTGGTCTTGTCATCCTCACCACGAATGGCAGTTCTGACCCAACGATGCTGATAACCAGCCGGTGCTTCAGGTGCCTCTAACTTAGAAGGCGGGGTCCAGGGCTTACGCCGCTGAGTGGTTGCGCGAGTGGTTGCTTCGCGTGGTTTTCTATCAGCCATAACTTACTCCTTCACGTACTTGGCATATTCCTCGAGCGGAACATTCAATCGCTTCGCAATCGCAATCTGCGATGGAGTCAGTTTGACTGTTCTGCGCCCCTTTGGTGACGACGACTTTGACGCCGTTGACCCAGCAGAAGCGACTCTGGGTCCAGTATCACGCTTCGTCTCCGCAAATTTATGCGGGAACTCCGTGCGAACACGTTTGTCAAGTTCACTATAATACTCATCGGATGCGGGGTCAAACCCCTCGTCCTCAATAAGCTGCCGATGAATACCAAAAGCTGCATACGTCATGGTCTGATCGTTGCCAAACCATTCGTTTTTCCCGGCCCATGCTTCAGCCTTTGGATCTGGCTTGGCAGGTTGTTCTTCTACCGGAGCAGTGGGTTCAGGGCTAGGAGCAGGTTGCGTTTGTTTCTGCTCATTACGACGCTTGGCTTCTTCATAACGAGCTTGTTCCAGAGCGATGCGGCTAATTCGCTGCTGTGCCTCGAACATTTCATCCGCATTACCGTCTTCGTAAGCTTTGCGGTAGGCTTCCTTGGCGGCAGCAGCATCTGCCTCTACGCGGTTGCCGAACTCGCCTACATAGGACTGATCGAGCTTGTCAATGCGGGCACGAAGCTCCTCGTTCTGCTTCTTGACCGCCTCGGCGTAATCAATCGCGGCCTGACGCTGGCGTTCTTCTTCTCGAAACCTGTTCGTTAGTTTCGAAATGCGCCGCTGAACACTCTCCGAGTATTGTTCTAATTCATCCGACTGTGCGTCCTGCTCGACTGGAGCTTCTTCTTCAGATGTTTCACGTGGAACATCCTCGGGTTGCTGCTCCTCCTCAACGGCAACGACTTCCAGTTCTTCTTCCTTTTCAGCAAGGTTGTTTTGCATACTAAACTCCGTATGTCTTGATATCATCGGGATCGATGATGGTTGCAATGACTTCATCGTCATTGATGATGCGGACCTCGCCACCTTCAATCTGGAAGCGCGAACCGGCGTACCGACCAATACAGACCCAGTCACCCTCTTTGCACCAAGGCTGAGAATCAGGACCAAATTTGTCCGGA